GCCGGCGGTGCCGCCGGAGTCCAGCACGCGGAAGTAGTGCTGCTGGCTCGCGCCGTTCGCCGAGCGGTACACGGCCTTCTGCGTGCCCGAGTACGGCAGCGTCCACCCAGCACTCGCGCGCCGCGACGTGATCGTCCCCGTAGCCGGCGTGGTAGGCGAGTTCGCGACGGTGTAGGTGAACACCGTCGAGCTCGTCACGGTCACGATGTAGCGGCCGTTGTAGTCCGACTCCACCGCGTCCGCGATCGTCGCCATCTGACCGGTGACCAGGCCGTGAGACGACCCGGTCGTGACCGTGGCTGTCGTGCCGGAGCGCGTGATGCTCGTGACCGACACCGTCGCGTAGCCGTCGACCAGGCACGCGGTGAGCAGGTCGACGAGCTTCCCAACTTCCCCGGTCAGGACTGGGGCGTTGGTGTCGGTGCTCGCGAAGAGGAATACTTCATCAGCCATCGGGCATCCTAAAGGCGCGCCGGAACGCGGCCTCCACGGAAGCGCGATCGACGATCTCGGGTTGGGACAGGAACTGCTCCAGCAGGTCAGCCATGCGCTGCCCGGCGGGGTCTTTCTTCGAGCGGCCGAACGAGACCCACACCTCGAGGTTCTCGAGCCGGTTGTCGTCGCGCTCGCCGTTTTTGTGATGCACGCGCTCGAATGGCTCGAGAGGTCGGCCAAGGCTCTCCGCCATCACCAGGCGGTGCTGCATCGACCACTTGCCGTCGCGCTTCTCCATCAGGTAGCCGTTTGCGTGAGGCTGAATGGCCCCCTCATCGCGACGGAACTCGCCAGCTCGGACGCGTCCGGTCTGGGCGCACGAACGCGAGCAGTAACGCCTGAAGCCTTTGCCGTGCGGCGCCTCGAATTGGCCGCCGCACGTCTCGCACTTCTTGAAGCGGTCCTTCCTCTTGGCGACCTTCGCGCAAGCCAGCGAACACAGCTTCTTCGCTGCGTACGCCGGCTTAAACGTCGCGCCGCACTGGGGGCACTGCTTCGGCTGCAGAACAGACGATCGACCCATGACACACCTCCTGTTGGAGGCTATATTGTGTCATGGGACACCTCCTTCTACAACTTGAATATGCGATTCGTCCCGTTGTCCCAGGTGACGATGATGTCGCCGCCGTTCGGCGTGATCGGCAGGCCGGTCGCCGTGTCGATGTACGCGATCAGCGGCGAGGTGCCCTCGACGCCGGTGTCCTTGATGAGGAGGATCGCCTCGATCGATGCGCCAGACACGGCGGAGAACGTGACGTCGGCGGCATCGGCTGCGCCGCTCGTGGTCGTCTTCGAGCCGAGGGTCTGCGGGCCCGCGATGCGGGAGCCGCCGGCGACGTCGGAGAGGAACTCGTGCGACTGCGAGAACGTGTACGAGCCCGTGTCGATCAGGTACGTCTTGATCGTGTCCGAGGACCAGTTGATGGATGCCGTCAGGAACTTCTCGCGGCCCTTGTCGTAGAGCGTGTTCGCCATGCGTGACTCCCTGGATCAGTAGATGCCCTCGAGGTCGTCGACCTCGTGATGTCGCGCGATCCACGTCTCATCGATGGCGGAGCTGCGCTTGCCGAACTCGTCTTCGAATTCACCCAGGTGGCGCTTCGCGCCCTCGGGGTCGTACTTCTCTTCCTTGTCGCGATTCGCCAGAGCCCTGTAGCCAATCCAGTGGACGAGCTTGACCGCGTATCGCGAGGCGATCTCGGCATCGACAGCCTTGACCGCGTAGGTCATGGTCCCCGTGGCCGGTGTCACCGGAGACCCGGAGACGGGGAACGTGAAGTGCGTCGCATCGACGACCGTGATGACGTGGTCCCCGTTGTAGTCGGCCTGGCCCGCTCCGGAGATCGTCACGGTGTCGCCGCTGACGAGCGTGGTGTCGGATGAGATGGTGACGGTCGCGGTGTCGACCGACCTGGAGATCGATGTCACCGCCAGGGCGGCTTGGGCCAGCCTCATGCGCAACAGCGGCTCGCGGATGGTCCAGAGGTTGGCCGTGTCGTTCGCATTGGGTGCGGGCACCAGGCGAAGCTGCCCAGAGCCCCACGGGATCCAGCCCTCGGGCGGCGCCGCGTCGAGCGCTTCCCACGACGGGAGCATGCGGTCGAGCACGCGCTCGTCCATCTTCTGGAGCCGCTGGTCCTGGCTCGCGAGCTTCACGCGGCGCAGCCGGATGATCCGCGGGTCGAGCGCGTAGACGTCGGTTGCCGTCGAGACGGCGACCTGGCAGACGGCGACGGTGTCGCGATCCTCGATCAGCCGCGCGCGACGCGCCGCTTCGAGCTGGGCCTCGTTGGCGTACGCCTGGAGGACGGCGTCCGACCACAGCGGCGGGGTGCCCTTGTCGTCGAACATCTCGCGGAAGTCGTCGATGATCTGCTGGAGAGTCGTCATGCGGCCAGGATCCTGTTCACGGTCTCACGCCCGCGGTATGAGGCGAGCACGGCGTCCCACACGGTTCCCGGGGCGATCGAGTACTGGCACATCGCTGTGCCGGTCTCGACGTGCTCCTGGCAGTGCTCGAACGTGTAGTGGAGTTGGTGGCATGGGTAGCACGGCGTCTCGTCGGTGAAGAGCGAGATCGTGTTGACCCAGTGCTTCGTCAGGTTCTCGACACTCGAGTGGCTGAGGAAGCAGATCTTCGGCATCGACTCGAACGCCACCGCGTTGAGCACGCCCGTCTCCGGGCCGATGACGAGGTCGCACTGCAGCGCGAGCGCGAGAGAGTCGCGGATCTCGAGGTTTCCGCTGGTGCGATG